GTTTCTACTTTATACGAGAATCCTGCCTTCTTGTCGAACCTTGTGACACTTTCAAATTTGTCCTCAAGTCCGGTCTTATGAGAAATCACGAATATATTAGCATCCTTTATGACATAACGAATAATCTTAAGAAACTCATCGGTTCCAAAACCATCAAGAGAACTATCAAATACTTCATCCATAATGAGTAAGTTGGTATTCACCGAGTTCTTAAGTCTTGCGACTTCTCTCCAAGTAAATAGCAAACTCAAATCAACTCTCATTTTTTCACCTTCACTAAAAGAACTATAAGAGAAGTTCTCGTGAATAGGCGACTTAATACTCTCATTAAATTCACTATCAAGATGGAAGTTAATATAAAAATCCATCATCTGTAAGTAACGATTCACCTGTTGATTTATGAACGGGAGATACTTTTTAATAATCTTCGTTTTTACACCATCATCTTTGAGTAGGGAATAAGCAAAATCATAATGAACGATTTCTTCTTTTTTATCTGAAAGGTCGTCAAATGTTTTTTGAAGATTATTTCGAAACTCTTCTAACTTCTCATTTTCAGTATTTCTATTTTTAAGTTGTTCGGTAATAGTTTGAACTTCAGATTCGAGATCTCGTATTTGTCTCTGATTGAGTGAAATGCGAGTATTGTTTTGAGAAATCTCATGGTTTAGTTTTGTAATCTCCTTAGATAAAGCAATAAATTGACGCTCCCTCTCTTCTTCATATTGTATGGTTTCTTCAAGGTCTTTATAACCCTGTTGAAGTTCCTTAGCACTATTTTGAGCGGATGTAATTCTATTTAACCGAAACTCTTCCTCGATTGTTTGAGTGCAAGTAGGACAAACCGCATTTTCTGTAAAGAACTTGTGCTCTTTGGTAATGGTAGATATTTTCTGAGAGATTTTACCTTTCAGGTTTCCCAACTTTCTTAGTTTATCGGTAGCACCAATAACTTCTTCTTGTTCCTTAGTATACCCAAAGATACTTTCTTCGGTGGTTGCATTTTGAAGCATATAAGCATCAACTTCACCGATCAAATTAGTAATTTTTTTCTTATTAGAATTGATATTATCATTTCCACGACTTTCCAACTGCTCAATAAAGTTCTTCTGCATTACAACCTTATCTTTGAGGGATTCTTTCTTAAGTTCTAAAGATTTAATCTGATCCTTTTGTTGACGAATCTTTTCCTTAATCAAATTATTCATTGAGGAGAAGATACGAATATCCAACAAGTCCTCAATCACCTCACGACGATGTGCCGGAGCAAGTTGCATAAAGGGAACAAAATTACTAGAACCCAAAATTACAATCTGCGTAAAAGATTTATAATTAACCTTTAGAATATTTTCTTCTAAGATTTTTTGATTCACACGATCATCTGCTTCCTTATGAAGTTGTTTTCCATTCACCTCAATATCAAAAACATTTGGTTTAATTCCACGACGAACCAAATACTCACGACTATTCACAGAAAACTCAATCTCTACCAAACAATCTTTTTCGTTTGTTTGATTGATTAATTGATTTTTATTGATTTTCCTAAAACTTTTATTGAATAATACAAAAGTAAGAGCATCAAGTAGAGTTGATTTCCCTGCACCATTTGCTCCAATAATTAAGTTTGTATGATTCTTTTGGAAATCAATCTCCGTAAAATGCTGTCCGGTAGAAAGGAAATTCTGCCATTTAATTTTTTTAAATATTATCATTTTTAGGAGGAATCACAATATCATCAGGAGTAATTACGGTATACTTATAATTATGAATCTTACAAGTCTTTATTGCCATTTCATCATCAACTTCTACAATCTCCATTTCCTTTTCGTAGTCTTCATCATATTCAAGCATCATAGCATAACGAGCGGCATCATCTTCTTCCTCAAACAGAAATAATACTTTTTCACCATACTGATTTGAGACAGCATATGCTCCATCATCTTTTCGACCTTTAAGTGTAAGAAGAAACATTTTACTCCACTTCGCAAGCTTGTTTATAGAGTTCCTCAAATATACCCTTAATCATATTCTTGTCAAAGTCACATTCAGATTCATCAATATAACGATTCAAAATTGAAATAGTATTCTCTTCCTCATCAATTACAAAATTTTCATTTTCCGGAATCTCAAAGTTTTCAACAATCTTCAGGTCTTGGATACCAATCTTATATAGTTTATCAATGAATCTCTCAAAATCTTTTGGTTTAGATTTTTTGCGAACAATTACTTTTACTATTTTAGAGACATATTCAGAGGAATCGAAAGTTTGATGTGGAGTATCCTCATAGTAAATATTATAGAATAATCGATAAGGATTGTCAATTGGTGTGTGCTCCAATGTTTCAGTATCAAAGATATGAAATCCCCGAGTATCATTTACATCATTCCAATACATCTCATAAGGATTTCCAAGATAAAAGATTTTTCCATTATCGGAACGAGTATGATAATGACCAGAAAACACTTTATCAAACTTATCGAACATCTTTGGATCTGTTCCGTGCTCCTCCATCACAAGATGCTTATTCACACGAAATCCTTTAAGTTCCAAATGTCCCATTACAATCTTGGATTTAGACTTCTGTATCACCTTTAAGGTTTCATCATAGTTCTCACTACAAATCCATGGAATCAAAGTCATATCAATTCCACAAATTTTAGTGTTTGTGGGAGAACTATAAGTTTTGATATTTGAATAGTCTTGAAGAAGAAGTTCTGGGGAATTGACGTGATTAGAATTTTTAAAGTAACAGTCGTGATTACCCACAATCATATGAACCTGATACTTTTTAAGGGGGTCAAGTACTACTCTCTTCGCCCATTCTAAACTTTGATAATCAATTGACTTACGGCTATCAAAGACATCTCCCATATGAATGACTGTCTCTACCCCGTGCTCTTCAAGGGCGGGAAAAAATACATTCTTATAGAAGAGTTCAAAGTAATCGTGCAAGTGCTTAGAACCCTTTTTTGCACCAAAATGGCTGTCCGTAAAAATTCCTATGAGCGTCATCGGTTTCCGTTTTTGTATTGAATAGCGTCTTTCATACTGTTATATTCACTATTATTACCGGCAAGAATTCCACCATCAATTGTCATAACTTCATCAAATCCTGTTCTTTCGATAATTTTATTTTTGATTTCTAACTGCCTTTTTTCCTTTTGAATTCTTCTTAAAAAGGCATAATGAATAATCTGAGTGAAATAGGCAAAAGGATTTTGCGACCTTTCTGGATTAAAGTTATGAATATACTGAACACAATTTTCGATTCCATCGGAGCACATATCCTCGCGGAACATATAATTTACAAAGTTTGGTTTGTATGATAGGTGTGTCGCAATTTTTAGGAAACACTCACCAAGATAATTGGGTATTCTTGGTTTTCCTTCCCAGGCACCTGACTTGGGAGGATAAACATCATACTTCTCAAAATACTTCTGTGCTGCCTTATCTACTTTAGATCTATAAACAATAAGAGATTCTAGTAACTCTTTATTATTTACGTAATGTTCTGATTTCTTTTTAGGCATAGCATTGGTCTTCTTGTATAAGTTGTAATTATTATAGCATATATGTAAAGAGCTTGACAAGTATCCAAAATACCTGTACAATAGGATTGTTCCGTTGAAAGTAAGTTCTAGCTTTCTTTAGACTGTTTAAAGAGTCTCTCCAAATTCTTCCTTGCTTGCTCTACCGAAGATACGTAACCCATCATAGGTGAGGGTTTATTCAATACATTTGAATTGTCTTGCAAATAATATTCATATATTTGAATTAACTTTATATCTGTCGTTTCGGTCATTGTTATAACCTTATCTAATTTAATCAAGAACATATCATCATTCGAAATTTCTATCCAAGGTTTAACCTTAATATAAGAATCACCGGTAGAGTTTGTTATAGGTTTTACGATTACTGGATTTTGTAGTACTATGATCGGATCACCATCATTCTCATCTACCATAATAAGTGACAGAATTTCTTCTCCGGATACTAATTTTAAAATGCAGTAGAACTCTTCGCCCATATTAATCTTTTAGTGGAATGTTTATAATATCGTAATTGAAATTTTCTTCATTATAGATTTTAATTCTTTCGATTAAGTGATTAAGTGTATAATTCTTTCTCGATTTATAACTAATATCATCGGCAATATCATATAATGTTGCCTTTATTTTGTTGTCTCCTTTTCTGAGAACTCTTCCGATAGATTGGAGATTTCTAATTCTCGATTTCGATGGTGACGCAAACACAACATTATGTAGATTACGAATATTGATACCGGTAGAAAAAGTTCCATATGATGCCACGATAATTGCGTTATTTTCTTTTTCGGTTATTTCACGAACTCTTTCTCTTTCATCAGTTTCCACACCACCATGAATAAAGAAAACGTGACGATCATCAACCTTATCATTATTTATTAACTCATATAAAGGTTGTCCATGAGTTTCTACTCTTGAAAATAAAACAAGAGTATTTCCTTTTAGATCTAATGTAAGATTTTTAATAAAGTTATTGCGTTTTTGATGAGTGATAAGATACTGAACTTCATCCTCAAATACTTCAAACCTATTTGGTGGGTGTTTCAATAGCAGTATTTTGATATCCAACTTAGCAAGATGACCCTTTTGCATCAACTCATCAGTCTTAATAATCTTATAAGAAGGACCAAATAATCCTTCTAATACCCACTTATGAGTTTGACTTCCATCTAGCGTTCCAGTGAATCCAAAGCGGTATTTTGCATCACAAAGTTTCGTCATTATAGATATTAATGACTTGGATTTAAATTGGTGTGCTTCATCTCCTATGACTACATTAAATCTGGAAAAATACTGCTTGGGCAACTTGTAAATACTTTGCCAGGTGGTAATAATAACTTGGGAATCAGTTTCTCGTTCCTTACCAGCGTATATCTTGTGGCAGTATGAACCAACATCCCATCCATAATCTGCAAAATCTTTATACATTTGTTCTACAAGGGAAGTCGTCGGCACAACTATCAGAATATTTTGCTGCCGCTCAACGTAATATCTCACAACAGAGTATATCATCAACGACTTTCCAGAAGCAGTTGGAGATATCAATAATTTTCGATTATGTCTTAAGGCGTCGTATACTCCCTCAACTTGATAGTCGCGTGGGGCGTGTTTACTAATGGCAGTCATATAATCTTTTACACCTTCCTTTGAGATGCCGTCATTTATCTCAAAAGGAAGTCCATAAAACTTATTGTCGGTGAATTCGTATGTGTATTC